TACACGACGCTCTTCCGATCTGACAGCGACTTTTCGGAGCTGGAGCGGGAGGCTATCTTGAAAAACACCAGCATCCAGCGGATCGGAGCGACCATCGCGGCCAGGTACGGCCTGGGGTTTTCCTACGATGCAGACGACTACGACATCGAGTGCGACGAGCAGGACGGGACGGACAGCAGCTATTACAACACCCTGTGCAAGAACTACGGTCTGATCCTGAAGGTGTATGCAAAGCGGCTGTGGGTCTACGACCGGGAGAAGTACAAGGCAAAGCCGGCGGTGAAGACCTTCCAGCGCCAGGACATCCGGCCGGGGAGCTTCGGGTGGTCTACCACCCTGTCGGGAACATTTACCGGGGGCTACTTCAACTACACGGACGCGGACAAGGACATCGACATCGTATGCAGCGTGGGCGGCGGGACACACACAAAGAGCGTGAACCGCAGGGCCACCAGCGTGTACGACGCCAGCCTCCAGCTGGTGGCGGAGCTGAACAACGCCAACCACGGGACAGTGAAGCTGACGTTCGGGACCGACGGAGAATGGAATGTGAGCGCGGGAAACTGCATCGAGATCAAGGGGTACGGGAAGCTGGACGGGAAATACTTTGTGGACAAGGTGACACACAAGGTGAGCAAAAGCGGCCTTACCTCGGACTTTGAGTGCAGCGGTGTGAGCACGCCCTTCTATGCCTGGCAGGTAGGCGGAGAGATCGTGGCGCACGAGGACGACACCGAGAGCGGCGAGACCTACGAGAGCAGCTATGAAACCACCAGCCCGGCGGCGGGAGCGGCCAGCGAGGCGGCAGGAGCCACGGCAGGTGCGGCGGTGACCCTGACCAACGCGCCCTTCTATGTGGCCAGCACATCGGAAAGCCCGGCCTGCTACAAAAGCGGGACCTATTACTTCTACGACGGAATCCTGATCCGCGGACGCTACCGCATGACCAATACGGCGGACCGGTGCGGGAAGCTGCCGGTGGGAAAGAACGTGACTGGCTGGGTGCCGGCAAGCTACTGCACAGGGGCCGCACAGGGAGGATAAGACCATGGCGAATGAAAACCGGACCGGGCGGGTCAGCTCCATCGACTACGGAGCGGGCACCTATGAGGTAACCTACTTCGACCGAGGCAGGAGCGTGACCCGGAAGATCAACGCCATGAGCAACGGCGAATACAAAATGCCGGTGGTGGGCCAGATCGTGAGCGTGGCCCACACCAGCAACGGACTGGCCGCGGCCACCACCACGGGGACAGTATGGAACAAGACCAACGCGCCGGCGGAGGGATACCAGGGACTGTACCGGAAGGAATACGGAAGCAAAAAGGGCCAGGCGTATGACCGGTACGACGAAAACACAGGGGTCTACACCCAGTACGTGGACAAGCGGACGGGGAGAACCTGCAACGGCGAGATCTACGACGAGGCGAAGGGACCCATCAGCCTGGTGGGCGGCGGGCAGATCCAGGTGACCAGCGGCGGGGCAAGCGTGAGCCTGAATGCCAAGACGGGCGTGGGCATCGTGGCGGGCACTACGGTGGGGCTGGAGGCCGGGGGCGCTGTGAGCCTGGAGGCCGGGGGCGAGGTAAGCATGAGCGCAGGGGGAAAGTTCTCCCTGGAAGGCCAGGAGGGGCTGGAAATCGAGGTGAACGGCGGAGAGGCCAAGATCACGCTGAACGGCGCGGTGATTACCGTGAGCGAGGCGGGAGACGTGAGCATCACAAGCCCGACCAAGATCGAGCTGACAGCGCCCGAGATCAACGCCACGGCGGGGACGGGGGATGTCACCATCGAGGGCGTGAGCCTGGTGAACCACACCCACAACAGCGGAGCGGTGGGCAAGCCGGACAAGTAAGGGGGGACACAAATGGCAATCGGGAGCTATATGGGAAGGACGTTCACTGTGAGTGACCGGAAGATCTTCACGCCAAGCAACCTGAAGGGACAGAGCGGAAGCGAGTGGGCCACCCACGACCGGACGGGGGCGAAGCCGAGGAGCCAATGGATCTCACCCAAGCTGAAGTCGTACACCTTCGACCTGCTGCTGCGGGCACAGGACGGGGCAAGCCCAAGAAGCACGCTGAAGCACTTTCAGGAGTGCGCGGAGAAGGGCGTGGCCGACTACTTCATTGTAGGAAACGCGCCGATCTCCGCATACCCGTTCAAAATCACGGCGCTAAGCGACGAGTGGGACGCGGTGCTGCACAGCGGAGCACTGGTGGAGTGCAAGGTGTCTCTGACCATCGAGGAGTATCTGTAAGGGGGAATGACCATGTTGAGCACGGGAGATGCCGTGGTTGAGATCCAGCCGGGAACGGGGGACGAGAGCACGGCACAGGAGGTGCTGCGGAACCTGCAGGTGCTGTATGGCACGGTGGCGGGAGAACAGGCGCTGGACCGGGAGTTTGGCATCGACGGCAGCATCATTGACGGACCACAGGAGAATGCACAGGCGCTGCTGGTGGCCGAGTATGTAAGAAAAACGGAGCGGTACGAGCCCAGGGCGAAGGTGGCCCGGGTGGAGTGGACGGCGGACAAGGCCGCCGACGGATTGATGATCCCAAAGGTGGTGATCGAGCTTGTCTAACATCAGTGAACTTGCCAGTTGCCCGGAGCTGAACTTCATCGAGAACATGACGCTGCGGGAGACGGAGGAACAGCTAAAGGCGCTTTATACCAGGTACTACCGGGAAATCACCGGGAAGGAGCCGGAGCTGGGAGAGGCGGACCCGCTGAACCTGCTGATGAAGGCATTTGCGGCCGTGGAATACCAGACCATGCAGTATGCCGATACAAAGGGCAGGATGGAACTCCTGAAGACATCGACTGGAGAGGCCCTGGACGCCCTGGGCGCACTGGTGGGCGTAAGCCGGAAGGGGCCGACCAGGGCCACGGCAACGGTGCGCTTTACATTGTCAGAGGCCAGAAGCAGCGTGACGGCCATCCCGGCGGGCACGCGGGTCAAGACGGAGGACGGGAAGTATTTCAACACACTGGGATACACAGAGATCGGAGCGGGAGACAGCTATGCCGACACTGTGGTGCAGGCGGAGGAGGCCGGAGCCGGAAGCGACGGGCTGCTGCCGGGAAGCATCAAGATCCTGGTGGACCCAATCCCCTACATCGCCTCGGCGGTGAACACCACGGAGAGCACGGGCGGACTGGACACCGAGGACGACGACAGCCTGACGAGGCGGATCTACCTCTCCCCCAGCGTGTATAGCTGTGCAGGGCCGCGGGACGCCTATGAATACTATGCCCGGGAATGGCGGGGGGATGTGGCGGATGTACGGACGGACAGCCCTGAACCCAACCAGGTGGACATCTACTTCGTGATCCAGGACGAGGATGGACTGCGGCTGCCAAACCCGACGGAGCTGGCGGAAATGAAGGCGTACATGAGCGGCGAGAGCATGCGGCCGCTGTGCGACCAGGTGGACTGCAAAGCACCGGAGGAGGTGGAGTACACCATCGCATTCACCTACTGGATCGGTGCGAGCGACCAGAAGGCCGTGAGCGAGATCCAAAGCCGGGTGTCGGCGGCGGTGGAAGAGTTCCAAACTTGGCAGCGGAAGCTGGGGCGGGACATCAACCCCACGGAGCTGATCGCACAGCTGCGTGCGGCGGGAGCCAAGCGGGTGAAGCTGACGGCCCCGGATGACACAACGGTGGAGAAAAATGAGCTGCCAAAGTGCACAGGGGCCACAGCCACCTATGGAGGGCTGGAGGATGATTAAGAGCCTGCTGGACGCGGAAATCCGGGATGGAACGCCGCGCATCCTGGGAGAGCAGCCGTGGGTGAAGGCCCTGTCCCTTGCGGTGCTGGAGCTGCACCGCAGGACCATGGACTACATCGACGGGAGCCAGATCTATACGGCCATCGACACGGTGCGGGAGGAAGTGCTGGACGCGCTGGCGGTGAACTGGAAGATCGACTGGTACGACACGGAGTATGACCTGGAGCAGAAGCGGCGGATCGTGAAGACCGCACTGACCATCCGGCGGACCATGGGAACGGCGGCGGCGGTGAAGGCGCAGGCGGACGCCATCTATCCGGGGTCCACGGTGGAGGAGTGGTTCGAGTACGGAAGTACGCCGGGCCACTTCCGGCTGCGGGTCAACATCATGACCGTGGAGGAGCAGGAGAAGTTCGCGGCCATGTCTCTGGCGGAGGTCGAACGCCGGCTGGCGGCGGCAAAGCGGTTCAGCTCCCACCTGGAGGAAGTGGAATACTACGACGCGGGAGGCACGGCAACAGCCTGGGGCTTTGCGGCCTACACGGGGGCGGAGTTCGTGGAGAGCTGCACCACCATACGGGTCAATCCAAGCCCGGATGACCAGAAGGGAACAGCAACGGCCTGGGCGCTGGCGCGGTGCGTGGGCGGCGTGCTGATCGAATACGGGACAACAGAACAGAAGGAGGAAACGCTATGGGCTGGATCGGAGTGATCACCAACAACGGAAATGAAATGCTGACCCGGTGGGTGGAGGGAAAGACCCTGACCGTCACCAGGGCGGCAGCCGGACAGGGGCGAGTGGAACAGACCGCCATGCTGGCACAGTCGGGCCTGGTGAACGAGAAACAGAGCGCGAGCATCCTGTCCAACACGCCGGTGGAAAAGGGGCAGCGGCTGAAGCTCCAGGTGACAGCACAGACTGGAGCGGGGTACAGCCTGAACCAGTTCGGCGTGTGGGCCATGCTGGAGGACGAGGACGAGAAGATGATCGCCCTCTTCCAGACGGACACGGACATCGGCGTGGAGATCCCCAGCAAGGACGTGATGCCGGACTTTGCCTACACCTTCTACGGGCTGCTGGCCTTCTCCAACCAGGGGACGCTGACGGTGAACATCGACGCGGCGGCGGTGGTGACGGAGGAGACCATGGAGCAGGCCATCGCCGGAGCCATGGAGGAGCACAACGGGGACGAGAACGCCCACAAGGCACTGTTTGACAGGAAGGCGGACCTTAGCGAGAGCGGGAAGATGGACGTGGACCAGCTGCCGGTGAACGAGGCCGGGGGCGTGGCCGGCCTTGACGGAGACGGGAAGGTGCCGCTGGAGCAGCTGCCGGTAGGCACACCCTATGGCCTGGCGGAGCTGGACGAGGCCGGAAAGGTACTTAGCAGCCAGCTTCCCAGCTACGTAGACGATGTGGTGGAAGGATACTACCACGAGGGGGAATTTTATTCCGACCAGGCCTACCAGCAGAAGATCGCCCCGGAGAGCGGGAAGATCTATGTGGACGCGGAGAGCAACATAACCTACCGCTGGAGCGGGTCGGCGTATGTGGCCATCGGCTCGGACCTGGCCCTGGGCGAGACGGCCAGCACGGCATACCGGGGCGACCGGGGCAAGGAGGCCTACGACCACAGCCAGATCAAAAGCGGGAATCCGCACGGCACAAAGGCCTACGACATCGGATACACGGACAATAAGGGCCTTGGCTCCACCAACCTCCAGGGGGCTATGGACGCGGCGGCACAGAAGGCGATCGACGCCCAGAAATCGGCAGACGCGGCGCTGGAGGCCATTACCAAGATCGCGCACACCATCGACGCGGTGCCCAGCCAGAACGGGACGCTGACATATACGGGACAGCAGCAGTCCCCCAGCTGGAACGGGTATAACCCGGAGACCATGGAGCTGGGAGGCGTGACAACGGGGACGGACGCAGGAACGTACTACGCCACCTTCACACCGAAGGAGGGGTACACCTGGGGCGACGAAACGACGGAAGCAAAGAGCGTGGCCTGGAGCATTGGAAAGGCAACCGTCGCAACGGTGCCCAGCCAGAGCGGGAGCCTGACCTATACGGGCAGCTCCCAGTCCCCCACATGGGCGAACTATGATGAAGACAAGCTGACCATGGGCGGGACCACCAGCGGAACGGATGCAGGGAGCTACAACGCCACCTTCACCCCGAAGGCAAACTACCAGTGGCAGGACGGGACGGACACGGCCAAGACGGCGGCCTGGAGCATTGGAAAGGCCACCATCGCCACGGTGCCCAGCCAGAGCGGAAGCCTGACCTATACGTGCGGTGCGCAGTCCCCCACATGGGCCAATTATTTCTTTGGAGATCCGGCGCCCGCCGGGATCTCCACCCGTACAAACGCCGGCGGTCACCCCATCACCTTCACCCCGAAGGC